CCCCAGCCCACTACGCACACCGCTGTATGCAATTGCCTGCTGTGAAGGCGCAGAAAGCACTAAATTACCCTGCGCGTCTTTTCGTCCGAACACAATTCTGTAAGCTGTTTGGCTGTTCGCCTTTAGTGGCCCCGATGCGCCGTTTTGTGCGACCTGCACGTCAAGTCCTGGTGGTAGTCCAGCTTCCAGTGCTGGCAAATCTTCGCGTTCAAGTTTGTAAACGCCGTTGTCAGTCGTAAAATAGCTGTTTCCCTGTGCTGCAAACTGACGCGACACGCCAATGCCGTTCGGTGTGATGCTAATATTTGGCGATGTGACCACCGTATAGTGCAAATATGTGGCTGCGTTGCTTGCCGACGTGGCGTCTGCGTTGGCCGGATTTGTTGCTGTTATGCGGAACTGGTCAAGTGACACAAAGGTCAGCGCGCCTGTGGACGTGGAAGCGGTTGCAATCGTGAATGTGTCGCTGTCTACAACGGTCACAGCGTAGGTTCCCGCTGCAATGCCACGGCTGTTTGTGTTAATTTGAATATTATTGCCGTTTACGAGGCCATGTTCAATTAGGTCAATCGTCGTCGTCGTCACGCCTGAACTGGTTACAAGGCTGCTGAAACTGTTCTGGATTTGCCGCACACCGTACAAATCGGCTGACAAATGGTCAAAAGCCTGCGCCACGACGTCTGTGGTCGGCAAGGTAAACTGCGCAACAAAGTCGGCATTCCGCAAGCCGTGGCCTGTGCGACGCACTGACACGTTGGTTGAATTGTTAAAGCACTGCACGGTGGCTGCGACTGGTGCCGTGACAAGCCTGTAAAGCGTGTTTTGGCTGATTCCGAACAGACTCGTACCGTATTCCCAGATGCGGTTCAGGCTTTGTGTGGTTGGAAACTGTGCCAGCAGGTTCTCACCACGGCACTTTGTGATCAGGAAGTCCTGATTAATTACTGCGTTTTCGGCACGTTCAAGCCTGCCCGCCGGTACGGTCAAGCTGTTTGGCTGAATCGCAAGGCCGGTGAACTTTTCAATCGTGTTTTGCTTCATTATGGCACCGACACTGATGGGAAGCGGCGAACCGTTGTGCGACCGCGCAACAATCCGTCACGCTGAATAACTTTTGGAACGCTGCCTTCAACGCGCGGTGACAGAATTTCCCTGCAAGCACGCATTTTTTGTTGCAGCTTTTCTTCCGCGATTTTCATTTGGTCTGGAATAGACAAGGCTTCCAACACGCGAACAGCGGTTGCGTGAATCAGCACGATTGCCGCTTCGTCTGGCAATTGCACGATGCTCGTTTCCAATGCTGTGGATACGACGTCGTCAACGTCAACACCAGACAATGCTGTGCCTGTAAAACCAGACACCGTCAGCACAAGGCCGGTAATGTTTGTGATGGTCAGATCTTTGTGAACAAGCGGATACGACGGCTTGTTATCAGTGACGTCGATTTTGCTGCCAATGGTCAGGTTACTTGGCACCTTTGTCAGCGTAATTGTGTTTGTCCCCACGGCTGTCACCTTTGCCGTGCGGCTGTCTTGTACAAGATTCGATGGCTTGCGCAGCGTGTACAACACAGCTTCGCCATTGCTTGATGGCGTGGGAAGCAGGCGAATGGTGTCGCCTTCAACCATGAAGCCGTTCGGCGTGCCTTGGCCGAGGTTTGTAAATCTGAAGCTGTCTTCGATACTGATGCGTGGCAGGTCATATACCAAGTTGCCGCCAGCAAGGTTGCGGTATTGGATTTCCCGCAGCGTTCGGCCAATCGCACGTTCTGGGATACGAAAACCTGGATCGCCTGCGTTAATTGTGAGGGTTTCACGAAACACGAAAAACTCTTCGCGCAACGCGACAATCATCGGCACAATCATTGACTGTTGTTCTTCGTTTGCCAACGCCAACAGGTCGTTATTTGAAAAACGCGGCTGGTAGTTGGGCACCGTGATTGCCCGGTCTACCGCCGCCAAAAAGGACGTCGTATCCATGCCGACACCTCAGTATTTGGATTTTTTCGCCTTTGGAAGCATTGCAATTTCAGTGACGCCGACCTTCATACCTTTTTTACCGGGCAACAATGGTTTGCCGCCGCCGAAGAACGCTTTTATTTCTTCTTTCAAACCGCTTTTGCCTTCGGTTTCTGCCATCGCTTCGTCCTCTGCGACTTCTGCCTTGTCTTCACCTTCGACGATTTCGCCAAGTTCGTCGGCCATCTTTGCGCCTTCAACGCTGAACGGCTTGCCTTCGACCATGCCAGCTTCTTCCTCTTCGCCTTCCATGGCCATAAGCTGACGCATCTTGTCGAGAATTTCCTTGTATATTTGCATTTCTGAACTGTGTTGCATGGTTAACTCCACGGTGTAACTGGTTGTAGTTGATTAGTCATCGCACGAATTTCAATAACTTTTGACAAGCCTGTGCGATTCTTGAATGTGACGCCCGCGCTTGCTGCGCTTTTTGTTACAAACAAGCCTGTGCCTGCATCTGCTTCCAGCAAAAGATTAGCACGGTCTGACAATGCTGTTATTACGTTCGATGCAAAATCCGTGACAAGGTAAAGCTGTTCGTTTCCGACCGCCACGATAATATGAATCGCCTTGCTGCCAATAAAATTCGCAGAACATGACAAGCCATCGGACACGTTTACGAATGCCGTTGATTCTGGAACGACTGCACCGCGAACAAAGGAAGCGTTCGTGCCGTCAGTAGACACGCGCGGCAAGTTTGCTGCGATGTCCTTGATTTCGGCAATTACCTGCCAATCTGCACCGCTGTCAGCATATTGCAGCAATACGCCACCACGATTTGTTTTGATCGTGTATGACGCAGCGCTTGCAATCGTGTCACCAAGTGCCGAATTAATCGTCAAAGGCGATGCCTGTGCAGTGCCTAGTTTGTCATAAACTGCGTAAAACTGGCCTTTAATGCCTGTCGGCAAGTTGATGACCGATGAACCAGAACCACACAACAGAACGCAGTCTGTGGCTTGTGCGGTTGATGGCGTCACGGTCACAGTGCGAACAGACGTTTTGAGGCTTGTCGCAACCGCAGCATTAGACAACGCAACCAAATAGTCGGTCAGCGCCGACCATCCGACTTCGCCGTCTTCAGGAATCGAATACGCAACGCCGTTAAAAGTGACGCTGACTGACATAGTCTTATTCCTTTAGCAAAAGTGCGACGCGAATCATCCGTGTAATAGATGCGGAATACTTTGCAGTGATACTGATAATGCCGGTAGCCGTGTCGATTTCAGCCGCAACGCCGATCACTTTGTATGGAATGCCGTCTGCGTCACCGCCAAGTGCGGATTCGATGACGACTGCGCCTACACATTGTGGAATCGAAGGAATGCCGCCAAGAATCGAAGCGGTGGACAAGGAAACAGCGGTGTTATGCGCTGCCTCAATGTCCACATGCACGACTTTCAGGCCGAGTTGCTGTGGTAAAAGCATGAAAGCCTCCTAAAAGAAGGACGCGGCTTAGTAAGCCACGCCTTCATCGTTTCCGTTCGTCCAAACAATCTGACGCGCGGGTGCACGGCACATGACGAATTGGTCAGAAAATGAACGCACGACCCACCCGGCAGAATTCTCAAGTGGGAAAATTACTTCCTTGTCAAGTCCTGGAATTTTGAAGGAAATTTCGGCAGAACCCGATCTGATCCAGTCGCCAAGGTCCAGTCCGTAAGCGTCGCCTTCCATAATCATGCGGTGAGGCACAATCTTGTTAAGGCCGTTTGCGGCGTAGTATTCAATCGTTTCAAAGCCGTTTTGGGCGGCGGATTTGTAAGAAGCGTCGTACTTGCGCATCGCAGCTTCATCTTGTGTCAGTGCAGCAAATGTGCGCGGGTTCACGCAGACCATCAAAGGCTTGTCCAATCCGCCTTTGTTAACAGCCTGCGCAACGCCTTCCTGCAATGCCTTCAAGCTAAAACGCTTCTTCTGAAGGTCAACGCGGTTCGCTTTCCACAGCGCATATTGCTGTGCGCTGATTCCGAACAAGGTTGCAGCGTTTTCAAGAATCTTGTGAACGCCGACCATTTCCTTGTCAGATTCCATGCCCTCAAACGCAAGTTTGTGGCTTGTGGTCGAAGTTGCTGCAACTGGCACGAAGTCAACGTACAGGATGCCGTTGTCTGCATCAACGCTAACAAGTTTACCGGAAGCAACAGCAGCGTTGGCACTGTCAAGCTGTTGAATAACGCAGCCTTCAAGACCGACCCAAAGGCCAGCCGCGAAGTAACCGGGTGCAAGCAGGATTGCTTTGCTTGTGGTGTTCACGCCGTCAGTAAAGGTTACGCCACCAACTACGATGTCGCCTGCGCCAGAATAGGTCGCGCCACGGTAAACGGTTCCCGCGGGTGCGTAGGAAACGTATCCAAGTTTCGCTGCGCGCTGTCCGTGAATGCGCAGTGCTTCAAGCAAGCGGCTGTGCGAACGGATGTGGTTCTGCATGACGTGCTTTGTGCCGTCATAGAAAGCCTTTTCGCCTCCGCCAGCCGAACGGCTAATAAATGCGAAAGGGATGATGGAAGTCAACACGACTTGGCTTGGAATAATGGACGATTGCTTCACAACGCCAGCGATTGCAGGGTTGATGTCAAATGCGTCCTGTCCTGTTCCTGCCAGCGTCCAGCCTGTTTCGTTCGCAAGCACGAATGCTTCAACAAAGCTGTCACCGACCTTACGGCCTTCGCTGAATGGGATTTCGCGTGCCAAAGGAAAGTCCTGTGGCAAAAGGTTGTGCAGGTCGCCATAAACGCGCTTAAAAAGGTCAACGACTTGCTGATTACTTACTTGTGACATGTGTTAGTTCCTTTCGATTATTTAAGTTCGCAGTGGATGCGGATAACAGCGAGGCCAGTGGTCGCAGCGTCGAGGCCAGTGATCACGCACTGTACAGCCACGTTTCCAAGGGACGACACTTCAACGCGTGGCACTGCTGCCAAGGTGTTTGCGATTGCTGCCGCGCCGCCAAGCTGGCTTTGTGCAGTGCTGTCAGACAAAGAAAGCACTTCAACAGCGGCAACAGATTTGATCTGTCCATTGCAGTTAAGAACCAACGCCAATGCGTCGAGTCCCATGCCTGTCGAACCAAATGCAGCCGACAAGAATTCGTTTGTGCTTCCAAGCAGTGCGTCAATAGCTGCCTGCGTAAAAGGTGTGGCAGATGCGCCGATGATTGCCTGTGCCTGTGCACCGACAAACTTCAAGCCTTTGCTGTCCACTACAAGGTCAATTGATGCCTTCTGGTGACGCGCCAGTGCGTCATTCTTAAAAATGTAACTAGGCTGTGCCATTGTTATTTACTCCTAGAAAATTGTTTGTCTTTCATTGCGAAAAAGTCATCTGTTGACATGGGCTTTTTGACTTGCGGTATAGACGCCGACTGCGCGGTTGGTCTTTTGCCTGCATTGTACTGCCGCATATCTGTTTGACGTAGTTTCTGAAGCGACTCTTTTGGCAGCGCTTTGATGTCGTCGTCGGATAGGTTGGCGATTAAATCCAATCGCGCCTTTTGCTGTTCGGCTTGGACACGCTTAAATGCGTCTGCCACGGAAAGGCTTCTGCCTGCTGCTGCTGCACCATATTTAAGTTCAGCGATTCGCGCCAAGATCTCTTTGGTTGGTGTCACGCCTGCTTCGGTGAAGAAGTCAACAAATTCACTTTCTACGCTTTCACGCACTTTTGCAAGATACTGCTGTTCAGCCTGTTGACGCTGCGCTTCAATCTGCCGTTGTTCTATTTCCTTGTATCTGCGTAATTCGCGGTCATTATCGTAGGCACGCCGTTGATCGTCATCCATATACTCGTACTTCAACCGTTCAGCGGCACGACGCATGGCAATATCGTCAACGTCGAGGCCAAGCTGTTCGGCCAAGGCAAACAACGCTTCTGGATTGCTTTTGACGTTATCAATCCACTTTTCAAAGCCTTCTGCGATCTGAATCTGTCGCTGATACGATTTGCGCATTTCGGCAGCTTCTTCCATGCGCTTGGCTGCGGCCTTGGCATGGGCATAACTGCGCTTCAATTCGTTTTCGTCAACTTCGAGTTCCTGACCGTCAACTTTGACCTTAAACTTGGCCAGCGCCTTGGCTTGTTCCTTTTTCGCCTCAGCTTGGCCTTGGTCTAGGCTTTCGTCCTGTCCAAGTTCGACGTTTTCGACTTCCGCCGCTGCGCCTTGCAAACTACCACTTGTGTCTACTGATCCCGTGTCCATGCTTTCCATATGACCTCCCTGTTAGGAATAAAACACACACAATTTGACGTTAAACGCTTCTGTCGCTGTTGATGTAATGGTGCCGGTAACCTGCGTCGCATCGCCTGAAGGCGTCCACACAAACGACGTCACAGGCTGATCTGACTGCAAGATGATAATGCCAAGCGGTCGGCGCGTTACCGCAAACTGCAACGCCTGACTTGGCGTAAACTTTTGGTCAATGATAGTGCACGCTACGTTGTCGCCAAGCGTTATGCCGTTGCGTAGGATGCGGATTGTATTGTCTGCAAGTCCGTTAACGTAATCTATAAACGGTTGAAGTTCCGTGTAAGCCTTGCTTGTTGCGATTAGGCTGACTTCAAAAATGCGAGAAATGGTTATTTTGGCCACTAATTGTCCTCCGATTCGGCATCAACGCCGTGACTGATGTAAAAATGACCTTCTGGCGTTATGCTGACCATGACAAAGCCTGCGCTTGATGCGGCAATGGCATCGTACAGTGTTTGTGCAAGGGTGACGTCGTCCATAGCGTCTGTTTCCTGATTCCATTGTTCCGTTGACACCTGTGCAAATTTGGCACCACCTACCGTGTCCGTCTGCCAGACCAATTTGTTAGCGTTTCTGCGAGAATAGCCTGTTGCTGCGCGTCTTTGCCTTTTTGCATCCATGCTGGCGCGACCCTTTCAGCTAAAGAAGTTGGTAAAGGAACTGGATTTGTAGTCCTGTCCACCATTCTATTCGCGTAAACCAAGGCCGCCAGGGCATCCATGTGGCCAAGCGCCACACTTCTGGCAAAATCTGTCCGTTGTTTGTTAAAAGTCGCACCGCGCAGCGTTTGAATTAGAAAGCAGCAGCGTTCGTGCACCACGATTTTGCCGTTGGCGACTGCCAGCCGTACCGCGTTGATGCCAGCCTCAAAGTCATCTTTGTGCGGCAGCAAAGACTCAAAGTTATGTTTGTACCGCAGGTCAACCAACACTTGCCCGGGCGCATCCATGTAGGACTGGCGCACCTTGTACGGTTTGCCCATTTCACGCATAGCCTTAACAATGGTGTCGGTTTCGGTGTTTGGTTCGTGGTGACGTTCGTCGTGCACTTCCAGACGTGCTGATTCGAAGTTCCAACAGCAAAGCAAGCTGACAGTCTTGTCACGAATGCCACCAAAGTCTGCAAAGTATCCCCATACAGCGTGTTCTGGTGGTTCATCGCTGAAAACATGCCTGCTTTCGTCGAATTCAGGCACGCAGACAGATGTTCCGTCACGCACTATCTGCACAAGGTATTCACGTCGCCACGCGGCTGAATCTTCACCGCCTGATAGCACTTGTGCCTTGCGTATCTGTTCGTACGTTAATTGCGGATTTGTGTATACGTCAAACTCGAACTTAGTGCCTGCAATAGCGCAGCGTGGATAGATTTCTGTGTGGACATAGTGATCTGGTTCTTCGCTTGGCGTGGTCACATGGATAAGCTGGCCACCAGACCTAAGAAGCTGTGGACCTATGACAGACCGCAGCGCATATTGGTAGTCGTCACTGCTTACAAAGCCACCCTCTTCGCAGATTACAAGTTTCGCGTTGCCACCGCGCAGGCTGTCCACGTTCGCGCGTTCAAGCACGCCTAGACGCAATTCGGACTGACCTACCTGCCAGCGATAGGACGACTTAATAGGCTTGATGAGGCCAGCCGGTGCATCGTTACAAATAGGTGCAATGTTATCAGATACAATGTCGTTTGCCTGCTTCAATGTAGGCGCTGCGATGCGCACAATGCTGCCCGGATGCCGCAGGCAATAGGACAGTGCATAGCAAGCCGACAAGTACGATTTTCCCCATTGGCGGCTGATAAACAGCAACGCTTCCTGTGCTGTGGCGTCGTGCAAAGCACGCCAGATCGTCTTTTGTCCGGCATGCAGCTTGTACGTCAGGTTGCCGTTTTGCCAGGCGATTGCTGTCTTGCGTTCGATGTCGGCAATCAACAACTTTTCATATTCGGCAAGTTCCTGCGGCGTCATATTACGCACACCTGCTAGGCAAAAAGGTCTGATATTCTGACCAAGGGCTTTTATGAAAACTGCGCTTGTGATGCCTGATGTTCATGTGCCGTATGAAGACACCGACGCCATGCGCTGCATGCTGCGCGTCTGTAAGCTGATTCAGCCTGATTATTTCATCTGCCTTGGTGATTTCTTCGACTTTTACCAATTGTCGCGGTTTGACAAGAATCCGCTGCGCAAAACGACCGTGTCTGATGACTGCGACGTTGCAAGACGTTGGTTGTACAAGATTGACGCCGCACTGCCTTTGAAGACGCACAAAGTGTTCATTGAGGGCAACCATGAAATGCGGCTGATAAAGTGGATTCACGCCAACGCTTGTGACCTTGGCAAGATGATTCCCAGTCTGAAGGACTACGTTCATTTCAGCAAACTTGGTTGGGACTATTTGCCATATGGCAAGCTGTACAGGCTTGGTGATGTTCTGTTTATGCACGGTGACCGCTGCGGAATGAATGTGTCCATCAACATGATTCGGAAGTATGGTTGTTCCGTTGTCCACGGCCATGACCACGGTGCGGCTGTCAGATGGTTTGCAAACGCTGTAGGCCGTGTGTTTGCGCTGAATTGCGGTCACTTGTCTGATATGACCCAACAGGAATACCTGTACGGTGGCGTCGCCGACTGGACGCAAGGCTTCGGCTTGGTTGAGTACACACATGACCTTAAACATGCACAAGGTTCCTTTGTGCCAATAGTAAACGGCAAGGCTTTAGTGCGAGGACAGCTTGTATGATGCTAAGTAAGACTGAAATTGACCGCCTAAAGTCTGCGCCGTGGTACACGTTTGAAGTCGTATACTGCTTGGAAAAAAAGACGCTGACACGCAAGGTACGAGGCAAGCGGTCATTTACTTGGGAACTTGAAAACTGCGTTCGCTTCACCATTGTGGGTGAAGAAGGCGAAAGTCTGTTTGAATTGGACGGTGAATTGTTCATATCGTGTCGGGTTCTTTCGCAGACGCAGCGTCTACAACAGCAGCCGTTAAAGCCTGTCGCTTCTGTTCAAGTTCTTTCAAGCGTTCTTCCGAAGTAGCCGTTTCACGCACTGCTGAATGATTAAGCTGAATATGTTCTTGCAGGCCAAGAATAGTCTTGCTTGCAAAAATGACCGCTGCTGGATTGCGCTGCATGATCAAATCATCCAAGGCCTCGAGCACACGTTCTGATCGAGTTTTCCTTATAAATTCAAGAAACGCTTCCCTGCCTTTTTTGTATGCCTCGGCAATGTCGGGGTTTTCTTTGATTCTTTCGTAATAAGTATCATTCGATACGCCTAATTCTGTGGCAATAGAATTCTGCAAATGACCTTTGCGTGCTAGTTCTTCCACACGCACCGGATCAACGTGTTTTTTGTTGCCACGTCCACCTGCCATCACCAAAGTTCCTTTGTCGGCTGCGCAAAACAATCATACGCACCGCTGTCATATAGCTTTTGAATTTCCTCACGGACAGGCGCACGATTAAACCTGCGCCAGACAATTTCTGTGCGCTTTCGGTTCTGTTCGCTTTCGTCCATCTTTTTTGAACGGTCATAGCCAACACGCCTACGGCTTGAGGCCGTCGCTTCAAACTCAAAGCGTTCCCAATCCTCTGGGATTCTCGCCTGCGGTTGATCGTAATTGGACAAAATGAAACTGCCTTGCGCGTCCTTGAGTGTGTCGATTAACGATTGAAAGTCCTGAATTGTATAGCCGCCGTAATGGCCGCAATCGGTTTCTGGATACGGCGGATCGCAATAGAAAAACGTCTGTGGTGAGTCCCACTGTTTGATGATTTTAAGTGCGTCATCACAGGCAATGTGAACGCTTGCCATACGTTCGATGTAGTCTGGCAGTCGGTTGACTTTGTTTGCCCACGATGCGGCTTGGTTTTGACTAAACACACCTCGTCCCCATCCGCTATCCTGTTTGTTTGAAAAACTTTGCTGCACGTTGACGTAATATCGCCGCGCTGCTTCGAGTTTATCGTCGCAGTCGAGGTCTTTTGCTGTTTTGTGTTCACGTTCGCTGTACAAAGTAAGTGCCAGTTTGTCGCACAACGCTTGTTTATTATCGCGTAATTGTTGGTAGAAGTTGATTATGCGTTTGTCTTTGTCATTCAAGATTTCGCGGTAGTGGTTTGTATTGTTCACTTTTGGCCACGGCTTGGCAAAAAAGACCGCCGCACCGCCAGCAAACGGTTCGACGTACACGGTGTGTTTCGGAATCAGCGGAACAATCTTCGGACTCATGCGTTGCTTGCCGCCGTAATAAGAGATTGGTGGTTTCATCGTTTGATCTGAAGTGCGGCAACACGGCTGCCGATGTCATCAACACGCATTTCAATCTTCTGGATGCGCTTGTCGTAGTCTGACGTGAACACGTTCATATTTGCTTGCTGTTGATCCCGTAGGACGCCTATTTGCTTACGGACGATGTCTGACAAGGCGTCAACGCTTGCCACCGCTTCTGCGGCTTCTTTGATTGCCTTTAGCGCCTTTCTGTGTGCTTGAAAGGCTAAGGTCATCAAAACACCCATTGCCATCGCGAGTAGGATAAAAAGACTTTCGTAGTTCATTGTGTCCCCATATTGCAATTAGGATTGCGTCCACGATGCCGTCACGGTGTCCACCACGCGGTCCCACGCTTTGTTCTGCAAGTTGTGAATTAAGGCTTTTGAGGCGTTCCAAAACTGCGGCCTTGGTGGCCTGCTTCTTCTGTGCGCTGGATAGTCCTTTGTCGTGCTTCAGGCTGATGCCGTGGTCTTTTTGCCAGACCTGTGGCCTCACGCGGCAAAGTTGACTGCAACGCTGTTGCGCCCAGGCCAGCAAGCGTCCGTAGTTGATTCCCATCGTAAAAACGCCATAACGGCCATCGCTACCGAAGGTGTTTTGTTCCTCAATGACAATGCAATCCAGCGGAAGCATAAAGGTAATTTTGTTAAGTTGGTGGATGTCTACTTCGCCGTGGCTGTGCGGCAGTGGAAAGAACTTTGTGTAAGTTCCATCAAAAAAGGCAAGTGCGCCGGTTTTACCCGGATCGATTCCTAAGACGCCCATAGGTTGGCCTCATTCCGTGAAGTTGAGGCTATTATGCGTGAATTATTAGCGTTTGTCAAAGTGCAGCAGGGG